TGAATACAGTGCAGTAGATTCCTTCATCACCATCTTCGTCAATCAGACGTTGATATGCGTAGACCACCATTACTAATTCGTTATCGTTTGTGAGTGGCAGCTTCGTGAATCTCTTCACCTTCTGACCATCCAAGTAGTATGAGTCCTTACCGCGAAGGTTATCAATAGCATCGTCCACCCATTCTTCGTCCCATCCCTCAGACGCAACCTTCTTCTCAAGTTCCTGAGCAGTTAAAAACGTGCGCCAGAAGACGTAAGGAGCGGCTTGAGGGTCTATAACGTATGGTGGGAACAGAACCTCTCCATCAGGGGCGCAGGAGTGTACTACAGGGCAATCTACGGATACTCTTGGGATAGGAATACTAGCCTTACCAGTCTTGCGGATCTCCTTAAGGAATTTCCTAGTTCTTTTTGCCGTCATATGGGGGAATGCCTGAGCGATCATATCGATCAACATCTTGTCATCCACTCCACTAAGGATCAAATCTGCCATCTCTGGAGACGCTTGAACCAATTGTTCCAAGGAAACATCTTGCAGGAAGGTGCGTTTCTCACGCTTCCATCCGACATAGGATACCATAATACCCTTTTCAAGCAGATAGTTTGCGCCTAGTTCCATCTGGTTTTTAAAGTCAGGGATATAACTAGACTTCATCCACTTCAAGAATGACGAGACGAGTGCGGCTCTTGGAATTGAAGTAGTGCTGGTTGGGAATGCCTTGATGTGACTACGAGCCAGTGCCTGGTCTAAGATAGATACAAACGCATCAATGCGCTCACCAATCACGTTAACTTCCATGTCAGATGCACCATCCCATGGGAATGCGTTAGAACCTTGCTTACGAAGGTCTGTGGTCTTTCCATCCCAGATATTACGGCGGTCATCGTAACTCCTACGGCAAATCTCAAAGTACTCGTCTAGTTGTAGTAAGCATTGGTCATACGCACCGCGCAGAGCATCAATATTAGGTTCTGTGGACGCATAGATTAGCGACTCACCCTCCATGTCTTCCTCACTGGAAGTATCTTCCCTGTATTCTTCTGTTGTTGATTTCATGATTTATAACTGTAGTAGGTTTCTCCGTTTTCTTCACGGACTGTGACCTTGATCTTCTTCTTGAGAATTCCTTGTGACTGGTTAGCCCTGCACTCGATTGCGATACGAGATCCATTCAGATCACCATAGACAAAGCGTGGGTTGTTAGCGGAACCGATCACCATCACTTCAATCTCATGCGATTCCTCCTTGGGTGTGGCTAGGTGCTTCTTCAGCATCCAGAACGCATGGTCTGTCCAGTAGATTGTAGCACCGCTCTTTGACCAGTGTATGCCGTGGATTAGAAACTCATCCCTGTATGCCTTAACATCAGCAGAGTTGATCTCCAACTTGTTTGCAATGTCCCCTTGTTTCCAGTCTTTAATATCCGCCATTTCCTTGTCTTGTTATTTGTGATTTCTTAGCATCAACGTGATCCAAGTCAGCAATAGCAGCATATCGAATAACGTCAATAGGATCTTTCCACGCCTCCTTCAGTCCTTGGTCACCCGTGTATTCTGCCAGTGCATGAATAATATTCTCGCAAGTATTGGAAATGTAGAAATGAGGACGATTAACAGAGTCGAGAGGTTTTGATGTGTCATATGACATTTTACTGATCAATGCCTGAAGTCCATCTTCGATCTCAAGTCCTGGGGCGGGATTGCAAATGATTTCCATTTCTGCCAGATCCTCAATGATTGATGAAGCACCATCAGACGCTTGATACTTAGCAGCACCTAGACGTGGGTCAATCAGTCTGTCAAATATCTCTTCTTCTTCCTCGTAGTTCTGGATCAGTTCCACATAGTCGCGGATGCCGTACCCTAGACCCTTTGCCGCCTCACCTGGTATCCACTTGCCACTCTTCCACTCAGCCCAATCACCGATCTCTGCGCTAGGCCATTCACGATATACGTAGTAGGTTCCAGTCTCATCAACTGCAATCCAACACATAAACCAGTTCTTAGCACCAGCAGGGTCAATAACCTGATAACGTGTGACATTCTTAGTTGGAATAGCAGATGGATCAATGACGTTAACCAGAGTGTTGAACTTAGGGAATTTGGTCGCCTGAGACTTCACAGGGACTCCGTAAGCTCGAATCAGTATCTCCTCCCGCGTCCTGCCTTCAAGAGCCTCCTTGATACGCTCATAGCCTCCAAACGGGTTATCCTGAGAGTGGAAGTAGTGGATGCTTGCGTTTCTCTTCCTTGACCTCTGGATGTAGGGAACAAGCTCTCCCTTTAGAAGCTCCGCTGACCTCGATTCAATTGTCTCAGCATTGTCTAGATACTCCTTGATAACCTCAGTCCATCCATCAATGGGCGTGAACGTCACCAGCATCTTTGCATCTCGCGTTGCTAAACGGAAACGAAGTGTGTTAATAAGCTCAGGGCCAAGAAGGTATTCGTCGAGCCACACGCCAATGTTATGCCACACTGGTGACCTGCTGCCAAGTTCCGCACCTTCCAGAATGGTTGGGTTGTTTTGATACTGAGAGTATGTCTTGAAGATGATCTGCGAACCATTCGGAAGGATCAAGCTACCATCAGTGAATCCGTTCTTCTTGGTGTACGAGATATAAGCACCCGCAGAAGTTTGCTTTGTCTTTAGCTCGGCTGGTAACCAGTCATACACGGCACTCTGCTGCTGGCGAATGGAAACCTCAGAAGTTTGGGCGAAACAGAATATCTCAGAATTAGGATTTTCTACCGCAGCACGAACAATTGAGAATGCGCCCCATTGTGTTTTCCCTGATCTGTTACCTCCAAGTGCTACAATCTCAGTAACTTCTGATAATTGCTCTTCTGCTTTGCCCCAGTGCGGAAGTCTAAATCCATACCTAAACGGATCCTTCTCAGCGTTTTCGATTGCCTCATGATAAATCTGATGGAGAGTAATCAGATCATCTGGTTCCATCTCCGCAATTTCATCATCCGTAGGAGGACTTAGAATCTGGTGTGATCGCCACTTCATTCCTTATTTTTGTATGCGTCTGTTTCCATGAGAATGTCAATAATCCTATAGACACTGCCACACCTATCGCACCCAAACTTATCGTCTTCTGCTGGGAATGAACCTCGGTCGCCATCCACAAAATGCAATTTGCTGTACGTCTCGCAATACTCGCACTTCCCAATATGAGGCGTGACAAATTTGTCTAGGACAACGCACCACACATTGGAATTGAACTTCTCAGCCAAGTACGAGGCGTAAACGAGAGTGTTGCATTTATATTGATTCCCATCATGCTCGACCATGTAGTGGTAGAAGATTGGTTCATCAAACCTTGATTCTGGTTCCTTGATCATGCGATAATTTCAGCCTCAATTGCTTGTGCCTTCACTTTATTGGCGATGCGTGCCTTGGCCTCAGAGATAATCTTTGCAGCATCTTCAATGGAAGCTCCCTTACGATGCTCAATGACCACTCCAGCCATACCAGCAAGCTGCGTAGCCTTGTCGGTCATGATGCCAACCGTAAGTGCCAGTCTGTCAGGAGAGATGTTCTTGAGTTGTTCTGGATCGTCAGCGAGTTGTTCAGCCTTTTGGAATAGCAGGTCAGTATACTCCTCCGCTGCAATAGCGTATTTACGAGAGAAGTCCTTTCGCTTGCTTTCCAGTGTGTCCTCATGCCTCCATTCGAGGCTCCTGATGGTCTTCCTATCGATCCCAGTCTCCTTGGCGATGACAGAGTAGCTTTTGCCCTGTGCCAGCCCCCAGAGTGCCTTAGCGGCTCCCTGTGGATTCCAGAACTCAACTCTCTTCCGATCCCCATGAGCCTTTGCTCGGTCTAGAACTTCTTGGAACCATTCTGATGGTTGTGATTCGTGTGTTAGTGTGTCGGCCATGTTGGGAATAGTAGGCAGTTATTTCATCTTTGCAACATTAGAAATTGAATCTGAAGATGATTTAGTGGTAGCAAATCCATTTTTAAAAGGAAGACCCGTTTTAATGTTTATGCCAGCTAACTTGAATAATTGTGATGAGTTTCCGTTTTCAGCATCAACCATTGCACTGAATACTTTATTTTCATCAACTTCCTCTGGGTTAAAATAAACAAATTCATCATCTAATGGATATTGCTCGTATCCAATTAAATTTAAATTTTGAATTTCATCACCCGACTGCGATATGATTATTCCCATATTATTTTGTTTTTCCTCCAACGATCATTGGTACTCCAAGTTTCATTCTCATCGCTCCGAGTATTGTTGTACTGTTTCCGCTTTTAACTGTTTCAGATGGATGTTCATTTTTGTAATCTG